AGCACAACTCTTAGCTAAACGCTATAAAGAAAAAGGCGGAGGGTACAAGTGAAATGGTCAGACAAACGCAAAAAGTCAATCAACTGCGACAGCCCAAAGGGGTTCTCGGAGAAAGCCCATTGCGCCAGCAAAAAGAAGAAAATGGCAGGGGGTGGTTTAGCCGCATCACAACGTTCCTTAAAAGCTTGGGGCGATCAAGAGTGGACAACGAAGTCAGGAAAGAAATCGTCCGAGACGGGGGAGCGATACCTGCCAAAAAAAGCAATACAAGCGCTAAGCCCAAGCGAGTACGCAGCAACAACACGAGCAAAACGGCAGGGAAAAGCACAGGGAAAACAGTTCGTGCCCCAGCCCAAAGGAATAAAAGCAAAAGTAAAACCCTACAGAAAGGTTAAATAGTGGCAGATACAAAAGACTTTATACAAATACAAGTAGATGCATCTGAGCGTTTATATCAAATGATGCTAGATGACCACAAAGAACGAATTAGAGACATGTCAATGTGGGCTGAAACCAGTGTAAGTCTTATGAAGAAACTAGATGAACGAGACGAACTGATAGAAAAGCTTCACAGAGAAATCGAAGTGCTTAAGAACAAATAACTATGGCAAATACAACCGGCCTTACTACATTTAATTTAGATCTTAATGATCTAATAGAGGAAGCATACGAGCGCTCTGGGTTACAGTTGCGTTCTGGTTATGACTTTCGTACGGCCCGCCGGTCTTTAAATTTGCTTACGATTGAATGGGCGAATCGTGGTATTAACTTGTGGACTATTGAAGAAGGCGTAATCCCAATGGTTACAGGGCAGGCAGTATATCCCATACCAGAAGACACAATTGACCTTTTAGACCACGTCATTCGTCAAAACAACGGCACTGCTAGCACACAGTCAGACATTAATATTTCTCGTATTTCTGAGTCTACTTATTCGACCATACCTAATAAACTAGCAAACGGCCGACCAATTCAAGTTTGGATTAACCGCCAGACTGCAAATACAAATGCAACGGCGTCTACAACGGTAGCGGCAAGCGGAAGCACACCAAGCGTATCTACTACGGCTACAACAATTTATGTAGGATCTACAGCAAACTTACCTTCAACGGGGTTTGTTTTAATTGATTCGGAAACTATAGGCTATACCAACGTAACCGACAACCAATTAATAAACTGCGTAAGAGGACAAAACGGAACTACCGCAGCTACTCACGCTACTGGCGCTTCTGTGTATGTACAAAACTTACCATGTATTAATGTTTGGCCTGCTCCCAATGCTGGTGGAGACTATACGTTTGTTTACTGGCGCATGCGCCGCATGCAAGATGCTGGAAACGGTGTAAACATTCAAGACATCCCATTCCGGTTGATCCCCTGTATGGTGGCTGGATTGGCATACTATATTGCAATGAAGAAACCAGAAGTAACGCCAGACAGAGTTCTAGGTCTTAAAGCCGACTACGAACAACAATGGTTATTAGCTTCTCAAGAAGATAGAGAAAAGGCTTCTGATAGGTTCGTACCCCGTCAGTTGTTTTATTAATGCCATCTAAATATGCATCTGGCAAAAATTCGATTGCGGAGTGTGACCGATGCGGTCAGCGGTATAAGCTTAAGGAATTACAGAAACAAGTAGTTAAGACCAAGATTTATAATATTAAAGTTTGCCCAACGTGTTGGGACCCAGATCAGCCACAGTTATCGTTGGGTTTATATCCAGTTAATGACCCGCAGGCAGTTCGGGAACCAAGACCTGACGTTAGTTATCTGGTCTCAGGGACAGATGTTTTAGGGAATGTGTCTGGCGGTAGTAGGGTATTTCAGTGGGGGTGGGCACCAGTGGGCGGGGCAAGCGGGTTTGATACCGTTTTAACCCCAAACTATTTGGTAGCAATAGGGCAACTTGGTACAATAACAGTATCAACAACTTAGGAGTTTAAAATGGGATATAAATCAACAGCAGACGGAGTAGCCAAAAAAGGTAAGACCGAAGGTACAAATTTAGGCGATAGTGGTCCTACAGTCTTGGGCATGAAGGCAAAGCCAAAGATGGGTGGCAAAAGCCAAATGGACATGAAGAAAATGGGGCGTAATTTAGCCAAAGTCAAGAACCAAGGCATGATGCGTAAAAGCGCAGGGAGAGGTCGATAATGGCTAACTATTCAAAGAAAGTAATGGGCAAGGAAGTCGGAGACGCTAAGGTTTATGCTGAACCACATACTATGTCAGGTAAAAAAGTAACTACAGCACAATCTGCTGTTACTAAACCAGGCAATGGTGTAGATAACATAAACATATCGGTAGGCGGCATTAGCAAAGGTAACTACAAACCAGAAAATCCATATGGTGTTGGTGTAATGCGTGGTTATGGCGCTGCTACTAAAGGACGTAAAATCAGCGGAAAAATGGGCTAATGAATTACGTTCAGCTATATCAAGCCGTTCAGGATTATGCCGAGTCTACAGAGCAACTTTTTGTAGAAAATATATCTACTTTTGTCCGTCAGGCAGAGGAGCGGGTATATAACACCGTCCAGATCCCATCGTTACGTAAAAACGTGACGGGTACGCTTACGACTAACAATAAGTATTTAAGCTGCCCCAACGACTATCTGTCTACGTTTTCAATGGCAATAATTAAAGCCGACGGAAGCTACGACTATTTACTTAACAAAGACGTTAACTTTATCCGTGAATCATACCCACAGCCTACAGATACAGGGTTGCCTAAGTACTATGCTTTGTTTGGATCACAATACTCCAACGCTAACGAGTTGTCTTTTATATTAGGTCCAACCCCAAACGATAACTACACAGCCGAGCTGCACTACTATTATTACCCTGTTTCTATTGTGCAAGGTGCTATTGCTAGCGGCACTGCTACTGGTGGTTCTAGCTACGTAAACGGAATTTATAGCAACGTACCCTTATCTGGGGGCCAAGGTTCTGGTGTAGTGGCAAACATTGTTGTAAGTGGCAATGCTGTAACTAGCGTAAACATTAAGAACCAAGGCAATTTTTATACTGTTGGGGACGTTTTAACAGCGTCTTCTTCTTATATTGGTGGTTCTGGTACGGGCTTTTTATACACCGTTACTGCTGTAGATAATATCGCTGGTACGTCTTGGCTTGGTGATAACTACGACCCATGTTTGTTATATGGGACGCTACGTGAGGCTGTTATATTCCAAAAAGGTGAGCAAGACATGGTCACTTATTACGAAAAACAGTTCCAAAATGCTATGGAGCAATTGAATCGCCTCGGCACAGGACTTGAAAGAGGTGACGCTTACAGGGACGGTCAGGCTCGTATACCGGTTAATCCATAATGGCTATCCAGCAAGGTCAGTGCACTATATTCAAAAAGAACTGCTTAAGCGGGTTGGAAAACTTTGCCTCTGGAACTTCTTACGTTTATAAGATAGCTTTATATACAGCAGCAGCTAATTTATCCTATGAAACCTTAGCTTACACAACCGACGGCGAAATTAGCGGTACGGGATATACGGCTGGTGGCAGGACGCTGACCCCTATTGTTCCAGCTACAAGCGGGCAAGTAGCTTATATTTCGTTTCAAAACGTAACTTGGAATCCTGCTAATTTTACGGCTAGAGGCGCTTTAATTTATAATAGCACGACTGGAGCAGCAGTTGCGGTGCTAGATTTTGGATCAGATAAAACGGCTACAAGTACGTTTACTGTTACTTTCCCAACGGCGGACGCAACAAACGCCATTATTAGATTTGCTTAAAGGAGTATTTATGAGTTCAGAATTAACAAAATTAGGTGATAGCTTCGGAGCTAGTGCTTCTTATGGCGGCGGTTCTGTAGAAGCTGTAGGCTTAGAAGGTGTTTATTTAGCAGAGTGTTTTGATTCTGAGGGAAACCTTAAATGGAGCGACACCATCCCCAACCTGACTACCAACGTAGGTCGTAAGAACTTATTGGACTCTTACTTCGGTAACACAGGTGGTGGCGCTATTGTTATGGGTTTAGGTGGTGCTAACGGCTCATCTACATTTACCCCTGCTTATGGTGATACTCAAGCTAGCCACGCTGGTTGGTTTGAAGTTGGTGGTGCAAATGCCCCAACCTACTCTGGCACGCGCAAGACTCCAAGTTTCTCAGCAGCTACAACAGCAAACCCTTCCGTTTTGTCAACGAGTGCCGCCGTCGTGTTTAGCATGACTGGATCTGGTACGGTTTACGGTGCGTTCATTAACGTAGGTGGTTCTACAGCGATTGATAACACCACAGGCACTTTATTTAGTATCGGTGCATTTACGGCTGGTTCTAAGACTGTAACTTCTGGTGACACAATCAACGTAACGTATACACTCAGCGCTGCTGGCTAATAGGGGACTAACATGGCGTTAGTCTTAGCAGATCGAGTCCAAGAAACCACGACCACTACTGGTACGGGTTCTGTTACGCTTCTCGGAGCAGTAACTGGATTTCAATCATTTGCAGTCGTTGGTAACGGCAATACAACTTTCTATACCATTGCAGATCAAGGTGGTGCAAACTGGGAAGTGGGTATTGGCACGTACTCAACCACTGGACCGACTCTTGCTCGTACTACTGTTCTATCGTCTAGTAACGGCGGGTCTTTAGTTACTTTTACTGCTGGCACTAAAACCGTCTTTGTTACTTACCCGTCTGAGCAATCGGTAAATCTTGATGCGTCTAATAACGTATCTGCACTGGGCACAATTAGTTCGGGGACTTGGAATGCTACTGCGATTGTTACGACTTATGGTGGTACTGGGCTTACTTCCTATACTGCTGGTGATTTACCCTATTACACTTCTGGTACTGCGTTGTCTAAACTGGGTATTGGCGCCAATGGGTTTGTCCTTACATCAAACGGTACAGCTCCGACATGGGCAGCAAACTCAGGCGCAACCGTAGACGATGCGTACTTTTTATCTTTTATGATGGGTTAATATGCCAACTTATTCAAACAATTCATACGCAGTAAAGAACGTCAGTACGTCTGGCTCAACTGCTATATCAAGCATTGCTTCTGGTACTGTTGCGGTATCAAGCCTTATTTTGTCAAACACAGGTACAAGCCCAATTACAGTTAGTGCATACATAACAAGATCTTCTGTTAATTACTACCTTGTCTATGTAGCTACTGTGCCTGTTGGCGGTTCTCTTGAGGCAATCCAAGGCAACCGTGTTGTGCTAAAGGCTAGTGATTCTTTAACTGTTGTTTCTGGTACAGCCACTTCTTGTGACTGCTGGGTTTCTGCTTTGACTGCGACCTAACATGGCATACATCGGTAATACAGTTCAGAACCAAGGGTTTACACCCGCTATTGATTACTTCAATGGTAATGGCGTTACTGTAACGTTTACTTTATCTCGCCCTATTGCTTCTGTAGCGCAGATAATTGTTGCAGTAGATAATGTCATTCAAAACCCAAGTTCTGCTTTTAACGTAGTTGGCAACTCGATTACCTTCACAAGCGCGCCATTGTCTGGCACAAACAACATCTGGGTTGAGTACACAAGTTTAATTACGACTTACCAAGGCATATCCCAAGACCCAACCGTTATTGGTGACATCCGGGCTACTGGCGGCTACTTAGCCGAGGGCGACTTTGGTAACTCCTTTATCGACGGCGCAATCCTTGATTATGTAACAGGCGCTGGTCGTATTACTGTGGGCGAACTAGATGATTTAATTTTTTACCACGGCGGTACCGCTGGTCGTTCTGAAATGATGAAGGTGTCTTATGCGGGTAACTCAACTCTTGTTGGCGGTTTAGCAGCTACTGGAAATATTACAACTACTGGTAATGTTGGTATTGGTACTGCTAGTCCTAGTTACAAACTTCATGTTGCAAATGGCTATGGCTTTTTTAGCGGTGCAAATTATGGAGTTATTTTAGGCGAAGATAACTGTTTAATTGCAGGTACTTCAGCAACATTAAATTCTGCCAATATGGTGTTTTACACAGCCAACACAGAACGGATGCGTATTGACTCTAGTGGTAATGTAATTATGGGTAATTCTTCTTGGGATTACTCCGTAAATGGCTTTGGTTTTGGTGCGGGAAATTCTTACAGTTACTTTACAAGAACAAGTGGATTTGCTTTAGGTGTTAATCGCAAAACAACTACTGGTGAGTTAATGGCATTTTGGTACAACCAAAGTGGTGTAGGGAATGTAAGCACTAACGGTTCTAATTGCACATTTAACTCAACTTCAGACTATCGTTTAAAACAAAACATTCAACCAATGACAGGTGCTTTGGCTAGAGTTAATTTACTAAAGCCTGTAACTTACAACTGGATTAGAGAAAATCAATCTGGCGAAGGCTTTATTGCCCATGAATTGCAAGAAGTAGTGCCTGAAGCGGTTACTGGCACAAAAGATGCGGTAGATGAAGATGGAAACCCTGTTTACCAAGCTATTGACCAATCTGTTTTAGTAGCTACATTAACTGCCGCTATTCAAGAACTAAACGCTAAAGTAGAAGCACAAGCAGTCCGCATCGCTGAATTAGAAGGAGCAAAATAATGCCAATTAGCACAGTAAGTCAAAAAGGTTTAGATGCTCCGCTGACGTTGACTAGCCCAGTTTTAACGGCGCCAAACCTTGGTACGCCTTCGGCTTTGGTACTGACTAATGCTACTGGGTTGAGCAGGGCAGCATTACCTACTGGTTCTGTGTTGCAAGTAGTCTATGGTTCTACTTCAACAACTGTAAGCAGCAGCACTAATACTTATATAGATACAAATCTTACTGCTACTATTACACCAACAAGTTCTTCAAGTAAAATCCTTGTTATAGTTGATCAAAATGGTACAAATAAAGACACAACGGGTCCTTATATGGCAATAAGAATTGTAAGAGGTTCAACCACAGTTCTTAATTATGCAATAACAGATGGATATAGTAGCGGTAGCGTTAATAGATGGGGTTCTTCTTCTGCTTCTTATTTAGATTCCCCAGCAACTACATCAGCTACTACATATAAAACTCAATTTTGTAGCCTTGGAAACACTGCATATGTTGAAGTACAAAATAATAATGCAGTTTCTACAATTATTCTGATGGAGATAGCAGCGTGATTACTTCAGCAATCTATAAACTATATCCACAAGTTAAATATATTAATGGTGAAACAGCTTATGACGATTCTGGTAATGAAGTCGTATATGATAAAGCTGTTGTAGAAGCATATGTCAATGCCA